CCTGTATGTGTTCGTGGTTCGATTGATGGAATGCGTAAGTCGGGTCCGTTAACCGCAGGTCACCCAGGACATCCGCGAGATCTAAACGGCTTTTCTATTATCTGTGGGCTAGACCCTGCAATGATTGGTGATACTGCAGCTATCTGCTATGCAGTAGACCGCAGTACAAATAAGAGATACATCGTAGATGCTATCAAGATTACTCGACCATCACCTGCAGCAATCCGTAACTTAATATTTGACTGGACCTCTATGTACTCACCTAGTGAGTGGATAGTAGAGAAGAACGCTTTCCAGTCCTTCCTTACGCAAGATGAAGGTATCCGTCAGCACCTAGCAACACGTGGCGTTCAATTCAAGGAACACCATACCGGTCAGAACAAATGGGATGCTGGATTCGGTGTTGCATCTATGGCAAGCCTATTTGGTACCAAGCAGCACGATGGTAAACACCATCGAGATAATCTTATTCACTTACCTTCAGATCAGACTGAGAATGTCAAGGCTCTGATAGAGCAGTTGATTACGTGGTCACCGACTACTAAGGGTAAGACAGACTTAGTAATGGCGCTTTGGTTCTGTGAAATCCGCGCCCGTGAGATGCTCAACTATGGCAAGTACTCAAAGCATCACCTAGCAAACCCATTCCTCTCTCGTCACGAGATAGGCAAGCGAACAGTTGTCAACCTAGATGAACTATTCGCAGAGCAAAACAAAACGTTCATCTAATAAGGAGACCACAATAGATATGAAGCCAACATCTAAGCCAAAGCCAGTAGCACGCAAGAAGTCTACTCCGGTGCCTATGCCAGTAAAGACATTGTCTCCAAAGACAAAGCCTGCAATGCCAAAGTCTAAAGGACCTGCAGTACTTAAAGGCGAAGCAGCAGCTGATGCACTTAAAAAGCGCACATCACCTAAAGGTGTAAAAGAATTTGAAAAGCGTGCAAGCAAAGCTCTCGACAAGAAGTACCCAGGATTATATAAGAAGTCTAAGTAAGGACCCCACTTGTTATCAGTCAAAGAAGTTGACGCGAAACTATCGCGCTTAAAGACACGCTCATCAGCGCGTGACCAGCGTATGCGCGATGTTCTCTCCGTGCGTCAAGGTGATATCTCTAAGGTATTTCCTTCAATGTTTTCAGAGGACTATCCAAAGCCTCTCGTCGCTAACTTCATTGACGTTGCAGCACGTGACCTTGCAGAAGCAATGGCACCGCTACCTTCCTTTAACTGCTCAGCTACCAATATGGTCTCTGATGCACAACGTAAGGCAGCAGATACCCGTACTCGTATTGCCAACTACTACGTCGGTTCATCTGACCTACAACTTCAGATGTATACCGGTGCTGATTGGTACAACACATACGGTTTGCTTCCAGCAATTATTGAAATGGATTACGAGACAAACAATCCTCGTATCCGTCTGCTTAATCCTTTTGGTGTATATCCTGAGGTAGACCGCTTTGGTCGCTGTATCTCTATGACTCAGGTAGTCGTAACAGATGCTGAGACACTAGCCTCACAGTACCCAGAGTTCTACGATCAGATTATTAACCGTCGTGCCTACCAAACATCATCTCCATATATCTCAATGGTACGCTACCACGACAAAGACCAAGACCTTATCTACCTACCAGAGCGTGAGAACCTCGTTATCTCTCGTGTAAAGAACCAGATTGGTAAGTGTCTAGCACGTGTAGTTACTCGTTCTTCACTTGACGGAGAAGCTCGTGGTCAGTTTGATGATGTACTAGCAGTACAACTTGCTCGTGCTCGCTTTGCAGTATTGCAGATTCAAGCCGCTGAGAAGTCCATCCAAGCACCTATTGCTATTCCACAAGATGTGCAAGAACTTGCTTTGGGACCTGATGCAATTATGCGTTCATCTCAACCACAAAATATTCGTCGTGTTCCACTAGAACTACCACCTGGAGTCTTTACTGAGTCCGGTGTCCTAGAGCGTGAACTACGTTTAGGTGCTCGTTATCCTGAATCTCGTTCAGGAGATATCAGCGCATCTGTTGTTACAGGTCGTGGAGTTCAAGCACTACAGGCTGGCTTTGATACACAGATTAAATCAGCTCAAGCACAATTTGCACGCTTGTTCCAAGAACTTGTATCTATGTGTTTTGAGATTGACGAAGTTATCTTTGGCAATATGACCAAGACAATCAAGGGAACAGATGACGGTACTCCATACACAATGAAGTACACACCATCTCGTGACATCAAGGGTGAGTATGGAGTAGACGTCCGTTACGGAATTATGTCCGGTATGGATCCTAACCGTGCAATCATTGCATTGCTACAAATGCGTTCAGATAAACTTGTATCACGCGACTATGTACGTCGTGAAATCCCAATGGACCTCAATGTAACTCAAGAGGAGCAACGTGTTGATATTGAAGAAATGCGTGACTCTCTTCGTGTGGCCGTTGCTCAGTATGCTCAAGCTATTCCTGCTATGGCGGCGCAGGGGCAAAACCCTGAAGAGATTGTCAAGCGTATCGCTGGTGTTATCCAAGGTCGCCAAAAGGGACTCTCACTAGAGTCAACTGTAGAAAAAGTATTTATGCCCCAACCAGTTCCAGCACCAGTAGAGCAACCTATGGCTCCAGGTATGGAACAACAGATTCCAGCAGCAGGTGCGGCCACCGCTCCTGCCTCGCAGCAACCTCCACAAGAACAAGCTGGTCAGGCCCCTGCTGCTGGTCAACGTCCCGATATAGCGCAACTACTAGCCTCTATTGGTGGGGCAGCATAAGTGAAGGAGGTGCAAATATGAAAAAAGGTACATTTGAAAAGTCTGTACAAGTAAAGCCAGTAGAAGGCAAGAAAGATACAGCAAAGCCAGCAGGCGGAAAAGTATTCTTCGGAATGAACGTTCCTGGACGCAAAGGCAAGAAAGCCTAAATTATTTACCTGAAAGGTGTACTGGACGATGAGCAATCAAGATAAACTTCCGCGTCCAGTACGCCCGACAGATTTCCTTGTGATACTTACAGGGTTTATGTATAACCTAACTCAGACAGTTGAAGCGTTTGCTTCTGAGTTATATGAATTATCTATATATCACGCTAATCAAAAGTCAGCCACAATCAAAGTGTGGGAAGAATTTTCACAAGATTTAGAAACAATACAGGAGGAAACAGATGGCTAGAGGTCCACTCGCCGGTGCTGCAGGTCCTGGTAAGTTTTCAAAGAGAACAGATTTACCTTCACAATATTACGGTGAAGGTGTAGAAACAGCATCAGTTAAATCTGGTGCTCCACTCGCTGCAACACGTGGCGTAGCAGATAATGTCGGTGGTCGTCCTGCCAATGCACCAGTTCCATCTGCACCAGTAACAGAACTCTTTGCACCTACCCAACGTCCTGATGAACCAATCACAGCAGGTATTGATATGGGCGCAGGTCCAGGATCTGAAGCTCTAGGTATGCAAGCAATGCAAGGAAGTCAGAAACTATCTGACATCTTAGCAAAGATGATACCTTACGATACAACTGGTGAAGTTAATATTATGTACCAAAATGCCTTAGTGCGAGGTCTATAGTGGCTGGTGATGGTCTAAAGGCTGCTGCTTCTCAAGCTGGTCTTACACCAGCAGAGCAAAAAGAAATTGATGCACTCAATAAGTTAATGGGTATGCAGAAGGAACTTACTTCTCTTCCTGCCGCTCAGAGCCAACAAAAATTTAACAGACTTCCTAACGGTCAAAAGGAAGCACTTGTAAAAGTATTTGGTGACGTTGATGATAAACCTGAAGCAGAAAAGAACTGGTTTGAATCAGTAAAGAAATACTACGATCCGGTTTTTGGTTTTACTCCACTCGTTCTTAAAGGCCTCGATGAAGTCTCTGATTTTATGACTCGTGCCTATCGCACAGTTAGTCTAGGTTTTCAAGAAGTATTACCAGGTAAAGAACAAGGTAAACGTGGTATTAAAACCATAGGTGAAGCCTTTGATTTAGCTGGTGCTGATGGTCGTGAATTATTCAATATTTCTCGTATAGAAAAAGCCAAGAAGAAATACGGCGAAAACTATATGAGTGTTGCTATGAAAGTGGCACAAGGTCAAAGTCTTGCTCAGATTACCGTTGAGGGAACTGATGCAGAAAAGGCTATTGCAGCAAATGCCTCACAAGAGAAAGACTCTCTTTACGAAGAGGCACTAGATGCTGCCAAGGCAGCGCAGTACTCTCCAGGAAGAGCAGTAGCAAATATACTTCCAGAATCTATGGAAGGTTCAGGTTTCCTATACACAGGTATATCTGGAACTGTAGATGCTGGATATAGATTTTTTGCAGACCCAACACTATTCCTTGGCAAAGCCAAGAAAGTATATGACGTAGCAAACTATTCTCTTATTAAAATCATTGGTGATCCTAAGAAACTAGACCAAGCATTTAATAAAAAGACAGTCGTTGATTTCTTTAATCAGTATGGCTCTGAACTTCAAGCACTTAGTTCTGCTCGTAAAGCAAAAGACATTACAAAGGCTACAGAGATACAGACACGCATTAAGCGTCTTGTACCAGAGTTCGGACCTGTAGTATCAGATGAGTTTATTAAAGCAGGTGTTAAGGATGCCGCTACCGCAAAGAACTATTTTCAAAACATTGTAGATGTTAATAATATTCTTAGAGGTCAACCTGCTCGTATTACTCCGTTGATTCCACGCCTTGATGTAGCTCGTCAGGCTAGAATTGATTTTCTTACAACAGCAAACAAAGTATTTAATATTGATAAGGTTGGTCGTAAATTAGTTACAGCTCTATATGGAGCAGCACCTTCTTATGATGAAATTGCTACTGGCATAGTTGAAAGACCAGAGATTATCGCAGCTGCTGAAAAGCAGGTTGGTAAACTAAAGGGTCCAGATGGCGCAAAGCGCTTTACTATTGACCAGATTCAAGAACGTATTGATAAGTTCTCTGCTAAGTTCACAACTATTCCTTACTTCAAAGATGGATACTTTGATGTAATGGGCGCAAACGCATCTAAGCAAATCTTTCAGTTATCACGATTGACTAACAGCCGTTATCACTCAAAGATACTTGCAGAAGCATTTGATGCTGGTAGCGAAGGTCAACGTAAGCAGATTTACAAAGGTTTAGTTTCCACAATCTATGAAGTACGTGGCGTAACAAAGAGTCCAGCAGGCCTTAATAACTTTAATCAGTTCCTAGGCAAAGGATTAAGTAAGCAATACGCACCAGATATCGTAGTTAATAAAGAAAACCTTGGAAACCCTGCAGAGTTTGCAGGACAACAGGTTGCTTTGTTTCCATACCAACTATCTAGCGGTATTGCTACACCTCAGATTCAGGACTTAGATCGTCTTGCTACTCGTTCAGGCATTATTGACAGAATGTTTGGTCTATCTCATAAAGAGTGGGCTAGTAAGTTAACATCAGGTTGGGTTATTGCAACTCTTGCTGGTCCACGCTTTGCTATTCGTAATGCTACTGAAGATATTCTAATGCACCTTGCTATTGGTCGTAGTCCTTGGGGCGTTGTTAAAGGCCGTATGTTCTCAACACGTGTTCGTGTTGGTATGGGTATTACCGGCGATAAGACTCTAAAAGAAAAAGCAAAAGATACTGCTCTGCTTAAAGTTAAAGCAGGTGAACTAGGAGCGGTTAATAAGTTCCTCAAGAAAAAAGAACTTAAAGAATTTAAGACAAAGATTGATAACGCTGATTCTGAAGAAGCAGTACGTAAGATTTTAGGCGAAGCAGTATTGCGTCGTTCGGTTCCTCAAATTTTAGACCCACGTGGTGCAGCGATTCTTGATGAAGTTGCTCGCTTCGGTAATCTTGATGACACACTTCGTGCCGTATCAGAAGGTGGCAAGAATGCCCTATCTGGTGCAGACCAGTATCTTAGAGCAATAGATGATGTATCACGCTTTGGTCCTATGGCTCCTATCACTATTAACGGTGAAGAGTACGTACGCGTTACTGGAGAAAAGGCATTTACTCAGTTCAATCCAGTAGCAAGTATGCAG